CGAGTTCTTTAGCATACTCAGTACCATTAAACATTTTACGAGTATCTTCATCATATTTAAGAATTAGTTGTTTAATCTTTAAATTAACAACCGATCCTTCATCCATTAATTTTTTAGTAGTAGTTACTTGATAAACTGGTCCAAATAATCCCTCCAAAGTAAGTTTATTTGTTTTAGAACTTTCATCAATAGTACCTGTTGCACCTATTCTATATTTGGCATAGATACATTTTTCTAATATTCCAGTAATAGAAGCACTTTTAGCTTGATGACATTCGTCTACAAATACCGCATCCCATTGTTTATAAAAGGATGCCTGTTTTATAGTAATAAGTGATTGATATGTAGAAATAAGAATATTTTTAGTAAAGTCCTTTGTAAATCCAGAATATAACTTTTGAATATTATCATCTACATTAAAGTTATTAATAGAAGAATAATCTTTAAAATCTGAATACATTTGTTCTACTAATGCAACATTAGGTACAATAAGAAGTATTTTTCTATTAGCATTTAAATGCCATCTTATTATTGTATATAAAAATGCGGATTTTCCAGAAGCAGTTGGACTTAAAACCGTTATTCTATTTCTATTAATTGCGTTTAATACTGCATCTACTTGATAATCTCTAAGTGATATAGGTTGGCCTCGGGCGGCGAGATTTAGACTATTTGAGAATGCTTGAATATCTTCAATAGTATATGAATTTAAAACTTTTAGTTGTTGATCAATAGTTATTTCATAGTTATTTCTTTTAGCAAATTCTTCTACATATTGTAATAATCCAGAATAGATCATTTTTGTATTAGAATTATACAATCTAATAAAACCATCAAATATTCCAGCCTTATATTTTGGCATAAACTTATAACCAGGAACTCTAAATTTAAAAAAATCTGATAGTTCTTGTTCTGTAGAAGAATCTGAAAATACCCTAATATAAGACTCATTATATTTTTCTACAGTAATCATTAATTACCAGCCAAGAACTTTTTATGTTCTAGTATATTCTTCAACTGCCAGTCTCGGGCTTTAATCTGACCTAAAATGGATTCTAAAAGATACAACATAGTTTGAAGGTATTCAATTTTTACTTTCATATTATTAAGATCTATATCACCTTCAAGGAATTGATCAAGTTCTGATTTAAGTGGTTTTACACCTTGCCATTGTTCCCAATTCAATTCTTTTAGTTCTTCTCTGGATAACTCACCCCGATAATACCTAAACTTGGTTTTCTTTAGAACATTAAAGTCATTTTGGTACTTTGTAGATTTTAATTTTGCCTGCATTAAGTATCTAATATACTTAGCATGAAGCTTAGGAACTCGAATAGATTCATCTGATATATGATTATCATCCATATCAGAATCTAAATCCCATTCGGCTAAAAGTTCATCAATATTTGCCATAATATACCTCAAATAAAATTATAAAAATTCGTACCTTGATATACGAAAAGTAGCATTTCCAATTATATATATTACATCTGTGTTGGTTGACTGAAAATTAACAGAACTTAGATTTATAGGTAGTATATCAATAAACCTAATATTTTTTACAGGTTGTAAATTACTACCTAAGATTGATAATGTAGCATCTGAATATTCTCGAGATGTTCTACTATATCCAGTATCTTGATTATTAATAAAATCTTGGTATTGTTGATTATCTGTAGGAAAACCAAGACCTATCATCCAATTATATATTGCCGTATAATTAGACATATTTTCATCTACTAAGAATTGTATCTGAAGATCTTCATAATTAACCATATCACCTGCAAAAGGAAGTACTGATAATGGTGTGTTTATATCTACTACTTGCATATTAATGCCAGGTAGATTTGCTTCTTGACAAAAGAAAGAAACTTCGGGAAGTTTTTGAATTGAGAAATTAAACCCATTGCTTGATAATGGATTTATATTAGTTGGAATTGGACATGTAAGATTAAGGGCCATTTAATTATAGAATTTGTAGTTTCCGGAATCATAAATAATGTCATAACCATTGTTGAACATGTTATCTATGCATGAAAGATTGTTGTTATATTTATCACCTAGAATTTTTATAACATTCGATTTTGTATATGATAATCTGTGTTTTAATTCAGAAGTACCAGATTTAAATCCCCACCAACTTGGTAATAAAGTCTTTTTATTAGTAAAGAAATTTTTATAAACCGAATCTATACCACTAATTCTTCGATCTGCAAATGAAATTAAATTTTCTTTAGGTAGACGTTTTAATAATTTTCCTAAACCTCCAACTACTTGGATACCTAATAAACTAGCAAATCTATATAATTCTATTTCGGATTTATTAAATCTAGATACCCCATATGAAACAGCTGAAACTAATTCATCTTTATAAAATAATCCTAAATGATTGCTAGCTCCTATAAATCCTGATAAATGATTTTTATCAAAAAATTCCCTAGATTCTTTGCTAGAAATTTCTTTAATATGACATTTTCTAGCGAATATCTTTTTATCATATATTCCTAATTTTGATTTAATAATAGATTTCCAAATCTCTCTTTTTATTAAATCATCCCATTCGTTTTCAAATATATGGAGCAATTGATATCCCTTTTCTTCGGCCAAATTAGTTTTATTAACATGATATAATTTATCTTTACCTCCAGAATAAACTGAATGATAATAGATTCCATCAAATTCTATACCCAATTTATGCGATTCTATTAGTATATCGATTTCTTTACCAGATAGAATAGATCTATCACCACGTTTAATTGATACATTTAATGATAATATGAAATCTACTACTTCTTGTTCTTTATGGGATTTAGTTAATCCTATTGTCAAATAATCATTATTCATATTATATTGTCGCATTAAATTATTTAGATATGAATAACTGATTGATAAATGATTGGCAATTTGATGTCTATGAATATAATTATTAGAATTAGCAATATCATCTATAAATGCTTTAAACTTTTCTGAGTCATTTGTTAATAATATTTCATATAATTCACTTGAAAAATGTTTAATTCTTCTAGCTAATTTAGATTTTAATGCTATTTCTGGATTTTTCATAGCATTATTATTAGATAGGATTTGTTTACCCATTATAGTTTGGTTATAGTAATCAGTACCATATCTTGTATTATTGGTAGCTTTTATTTTTTCAATATCTTGAAAACAATTTGTATATTTTCCATTACTTTTTTCAAGAATTGTTGTTGCACGTTTTTCTAAGTATTCTGGGGTTTTACTATAATGATCTACACCATACTTTATAAGAGATGATTCTATACGATTTTTATTATATTCAGATTTCTTTTCATCTGACCAGGGTAAGGTTAATATTTCTTTAGCTTCAGCTGATTTTGCCCAAGAATCTACACCATATTTTTCAATATTAGTTTGTTTTCTTCGTTCAACTATTTTTGATGATGATCTGGCACAAGTTGTAGAACAAAATTCTAACCACCCACCAAATGGAGTTGAATTTATTCCGACTTTAACTCTACCGGCATATTTTACAGGATTACCACAATCACATTTTGGAATATATCCTAAGATAATTGCAGCAGCCTTTTGATTAATAGGTAATTCTTTAAATTTTGGATAATCTAATAATGCCTGTTTTAAATTTATATCCAAAATTACTTTAGTTCTAGTGTTTGGATAATCTAATTTGTATTTAATTAGATCTGCTTTTAATGAATAAATATTCATGCTGATACTCCAGTTTAGTATTAGAGTTACTAGGAAGGTGAGAGTTCCGTGAGTAACATTTATTATATACTATTATTTATATAAAATAAAATTTTAGATAAAAAGAAAGGGCCTTTCGGCCCTTTCAATTAATTATCTATTTTTTTCATAACTAACTAATTGCCAACCTTTTATAATTCTACCTTCATATTTAATACACAAGTTCATAAAATTATTGAGTTTATGTTGTTCTAAAAAATCCATATAATTTTCATCTAAATGAATAGGAGATTCACCTATTTTTTTTATAACAACATTTTTATATCTATTAGTTAATATTCTATTTTGAAGTTTGGTTTGTTTCATTTTTTCTAATGCTTCAGGATAATCATTTTTCCAATTTCTGCCTGTACCACATGCAAGCCTTTTTCCAGATGCTATAGCATTTTTCATACTTTCACTATACATTTTTCTTTGTTCTTCAGTTCGTTTTTTACCTTTATTATTACTACCAATAGTATTACCCGATTTAAACCCCTTTTTCTTTTTATGTTCTTCTGATTGAGGTCTACCCTTTAATTTTTGGCGATGCTTTTCTATTGTTTCAGGAGATCTTTTATGACCTCTTCCACCTTTATCAATATTATAACCCCAACCACCTTGAGTATCTGTTAATGAATTATATTGGATAATAAAATCTGTTTCAATAGATCTACAATACTCATAATCTTTTGATTGAAAAATAATATCACATGAAAAGTTTTCTTTGCCATATTTTTCAATAGCTAAAGATATTATAGAACGATCTTGATATTTAGGTTTTTTAATTGAACAATGATCTTTAAATCTATGACCAATTTTATTTGAAGTATAACCAACATATTTCTTATGGTTAATTAAATTTTCAATTAAATAAATTGAATAAATATTTTTGCTGGACATAACTGTTACTTATAATAGTTGTTGGAATGTTTAGAGTAGATGGAATTGTGGGATTCGTGATCTACACCTTATTTATTAATGATTTATTAAAGTCATTAACATATCAAAATAAAAAAGAAGGGACATTTGTCCCTTCAATTATTACATAAGTAATTGATTTTATTTACATTAAATTCTTAACGGAAACTATTCGATAGTAGTAATTGCTTCTAGCAGTTAATGAATTATCTGCACCAGTTCCATCATCTAAATCAACCATTGGATTCGCTACTAAACCGTAACGTGTTTTGAAGCCAATTTTTGGTTGGAAAGTATTAGGATCAACTGCACGAACCATTTGTAAAGGTACATATGGGCAATAGAATAAACCAGCATCAAATGCT